GTGTTGATATATAGTTATCTACACAGCCAACAAGCAGAGATTCGAAGAAGCGGCCTTTTTGGTCGTTATCTTTTTACGGTCGTTCCGATGAACGATGGATATACACAGCATCCTTCTCAGTCGAAGGAATTCATGTTTATCCAATTAGATAATGGTAGGCTGACTATCATGCCTACAAATGAACTTCGATTCCATGATAAATCATACACCGAAGGCGATTGGCCTAAGGATCTCAAACTTAACGACAGTACCTGGAGAGTCGAATGACAGTATTTTCAAACGAAACGTTTGATGCTACAGAGCAAACTTGTTTCTTCGGAAAGCAAGTCAATATTGCTCGTTATGATAAGCAACGCTATAGTATATTCGAGAAGCTGACAGACAAACAACTCGGATTCTTTTGGCGTCCAGAAGAAGTAGATCTGTCAAGAGACGGCAAAGACTTTAAAGGGTTAACCGACCATGAAAAGCACATCTTCACAAGCAATCTCAAAAGACAGATTCTTCTTGACTCTGTACAAGGACGTGCGCCTAGCTTGGCGTTTCTACCGATTTGTTCGCTCCCCGAACTCGAAACCTGGATCCAAACATGGACATTTTCCGAAACGATTCATAGTCGATCCTACACTCATATCATTCGAAACGTTTATTCAGATCCGTCAAGGGTATTTGACGAGATGCTCGACATCCAAGAAATAGCAGACTGTGCTCATGACATCAGTAAGTATTATGATCGTCTGATCACTGCTAACAGTCAATATGCCTTATTCAAGCATGATAAGAAACATGCATACGAGCATAAGAAAGATCTCTGGCTTTGCCTGAATGCCGTGAATGCTTTAGAAGGAGTAAGATTCTATGTCTCGTTTGCGTGCAGTTGGGCTTTCGCCGAAGTTAAGAAGATGGAGGGTAACGCAAAGATCATTAAGCTCATCGCGCGGGACGAGAACGTTCATCTTGCCTCAACTCAGCAACTCCTCAAAATTCTACCGAAAGAGGATCCAGACTTTGCTCGCATACAAGAAGAAACACGCGCTGAATGCATCGATATGTTTCACCGAGTGGTCGAGCAAGAGAAAAGTTGGGCACATTACTTATTTCAGAACGGATCAATGATTGGTCTGAACGAAGAGCTTCTTTGTAACTACGTGGACCATATCGCAGCGAAACGTATGGGTGCAATTGGACTGAATGGTAAACCTGGTGCGAATCCTTTGCCATGGACACAGAAGTGGATTTCGGGTTCAGACGTTCAGGTTGCTCCGCAAGAAACAGAAATTACTAGTTATGTAATCGGTGGAGTTAAAAAGGATGTCGACGAAAACACGTTTAAAGGATTTACGCTATAATGGATTGGATAACTTGCCCCTCATGTGATGAGGAATTTAAAATAATCACAGAAAATACCGCTCTTCCAGAATACTGTCCATATTGTTCTGCAGAGCTTGAGCTTGAAGATCCATTCGACGAAGAATATGACGAATAAATAGATCTTTCCCCTTCTTTTGGAAGTTGATCTATGAGTTGGTTATACGAAGACAAAGAATTTACTGATGTTGAAGATTACTATGGCTTCATATATCTCATCGAAAATCTAGTGAATGGCAAGAAATATATAGGCCGCAAGTTTCTGACAAAGGCCGGATATAAAACTGTCAAAGGCAAACGAAAGAAGATTCGCGTAGAGTCCGATTGGCGAGACTACTACGGTTCTTCGAATTCCCTCAAAGAAGACATTGATTACTACGGAAAAGATAGCTTTCGTAGAACCATTTTAAGGCTGTGTAAGAGTCGCGGAGAATGTAATTATTTCGAAACGAAATATATATTTGATACGGATGCTATCTTAGATCCTAAATATTATAATAGTTGGGTATCGTGTAAAATTCAGACAAGCCACGTGAAGGCTTTGCTTTTCAACCCCGAACAGGAGAATTTATGAGGTGGGTAAAGTACTAGAACACAAGCATTTGATTGTAAGAGCAGAGCTAAATCAGCCTCCGCAGTGTACAGAGTCCATTGAAACATGGATGAAAAAACTCGTGAATCAAATCGATATGAAAATTTTAATGGGACCGTATGCAGTGTATTCTGATATGGTTGGTAATCGTGGTTTGACTGCAGTCACTATCATTGAGACGAGTCATATTGCTCTGCATGTTTGGGATGAGTGCGAACCTGCTCTTGCCCAGCTTGATGTATATACATGTAGTGCTTTGAATACTGATGACGTCTTCGAAGCTATGAAAGAATGGGCTCCTGTCCAGGTCGAATATAAGTATATCGACAGAGAACACGGTCTAACTTTGATTGAAACCAAAGTATTGTAATGGCGTTTAAAAGAACGACTCGTAGTGGAAAGGGCGGTACGCGCACCACTTACACACAGTCGTTCAAAGGACCAAAGAAATCGTCTAAGATTTCTACGAGTAGCGGATCTAAATATTCTAGATTTACTACAACTACAAATCTAAATACTGGTGAAAGAAAATCATATCTTACACAGCGCAGCGCAGATGGCTGGATTTCTAGAAAAAGTCTTAGTCCTCCTAAGCAAACAACCGCTAAGCCAAAGAAAACCAAAAAAGTTAGGACACGTAAATCTAAACCAATAAAGTTTAGTACTATCCTAATAATTTTGTGTACATTATATCTGTTTGGTATTATAAGTAATCTATAATAAGTAAAAAGTGAGGTGTTATAATGGGTAAGAAGAGAACACGTAAGACTGTCGTGTCAAAAGGACAGCGCCGCAATATTGTGGCAGGTGTAAAAGAAGTTCGCCAAGATCGCAGCGAAGGTGAAAAAGCCTATAACAAGCTAAAGGCTTGGGGCAAAGGACAGAATCCATGGATTACTGTTCCTGGTACGCAGACTAACAAGCGCTTTATTAAAGTGCGTGCGAACAGCGTTTGGGGTAATCCAAAAAATCGATCAACTGGTATTTACAGCAAAGTAACAAGCGATGACTAAGAATGTACTGATCTATACAAAAGATAATTGCCCGTTTTGTGTACAAGCGAAAAACTTGTTTACAAATAAAGGACAACAGTATATAGAGAAGAAGATAGGAAAAGATCTTACGCGCGAAGAGTTTATGGAAAGCTTTCCGGATGTAAGAACAGTTCCTTTCATTATTATTGACACAGAAAAGGTGGGTGGTTATGACAAACTCGTTGAATGGTACGACAGACCAGAACGATCGTTCTTGGCAGAATGAATATTTAAAGGGCGTTCTCCAAACTGGAATCGCAAATGTAACCTTCTTAAAGAAGGATGGAACACAACGCAACTTGCTATGCACGCTGTTGCCGAGCGAGTTGCCTGCGCAAACTGATCTCGAAGAAGCTGTACAGAAGAAGACTCCAAATCCAGAAGTACTGGCTGTGTGGGACCTTGAGAATAAGGGTTGGCGTTCGTTCCGCTACGACTCAGTTCTCGGCTTTAGTGTATTGTCGCTCGACGCATGATCTACATGGTAGACATCGATCAGACCATCTGTAAAACGCCATATACAGATGGTCAACATCGCTATGGATTGGCAATTCCATTTAAACATCGTATTGATCGTATAAATAGTCTATACGACGAAGGGCATACCGTCATTTATTGGACAGCCCGTGGTTCAGGATCAGGAATCGATTGGACCGAACTTACCAATAAACAACTTAATGATTGGGGCTGCAAGTTCCACGAAGTTCGTCTTGGAAAACCATCATATGATGTATGGATCGATGACAAAGCGATGAGTGATGTTGAGTTTTTTAAAGGCGCTGACATCGAGGCGAAGTACGATGACTTTTTAGTAAATGGATATGAAAATAATGAATAATGAAGACTTAATTGAACTGAATGAACTGAATAAGGAATCTAATGGTGGAACAGAACTCACCACTCGAGGTCTCTTCAACCGACTTACTCGTGATGAACTCGATGGTGTCCAAATTATCACTGCTCGCGTCCGCGACCTCGATCCTGACCGAATTAAGATCTATCACTTACATGATCTTGCCGGCGATCCGGAAGCTTCACACCTTCAAGATCCAGCTAGTCGAGCTCGCTTTGACAAGTTGGTGTTCAGCTCTAACTGGCAGTATCAACAGTATCGTGACTATCTTGGAGTTCCATATAGCAATCATTCAACAGTTATTGAAACAGGCATCGAGCCTATTCCACTCGTTAACAAACCAAAGGACAAGATTCGTCTCATCTATACTTCCACTCCTCATCGCGGATTGGAGATTCTGGTTCCTGTATTTTGCGCTCTCGCCGAAAAATATCCAAACATCGAGCTAGACGTATTCTCTTCGTTCGGAATTTATGGTAAGAATTGGGAAGGTCGTGATGAGGCTTATAAGCCACTCTTCGATCGTATGAACGAACATCCACAAATCAACTATCATGGTTGGGCAGATCAGGAGACAGTACGTGCCGCATATCAACGCGCTCACATCTTTGCGTATCCATGTATCTGGCCAGAAACATCGTGCCGTTCTCTTATTGAGGCTATGTCGGCTGGTTGTCTTGCGGTTCATCCTAACTTCTCTGCTCTGGCTGACACGTCGGGTGGGCTAACTGTCCAGTACGATGGTGATCATGAAAATCCAAATCTGCATGCCAATATCTTTGCACACACTCTCATGTATGCCATCGAGAATGTACAGAACAATGACATTACCAACATGATGTCGTTCGTCAAGGCATACGCAGACACTCGCTTCGGTTGGGACTCTGTCATTCCCAAGTGGAAGGGACTTATCGCTTCGTTAAAGGAACAAAACCGTGATACTGGCCAAGGCACCACTCAGAGTTAGTTTTTTTGGTGGGGGTAGTGATATCCCCACCCACTTTGCAACGTGGGGTGGAGCAACCATCTCAACTGCTATCGACAAGTATGTCTATGTAGCAGTCATGCACACTCCTCATGATCACATCAAAGTTTCTTATTCGAAACAAGAGTGTGTCACCGACGTAGAAGACATTCAGAATGAAATCGTAAAGAACGCTCTGAAGTTTTTCGGTATCAAATCCAACATCGAGAT